GCGAGCGCCTGCTCGGCTGTCAGATTGATAACGACGATGCAATTCGCGTCATCTCGCGTTACGATAGAGATGACGCTGTATTTTACGTCGACCCGCCGTACGTCCTCAGTACGCGCAAAATGCGCAACTACGCAAGCGAGCCAGACGATGCGTATCACGTGGCGTTGATTGACACACTGCTTGATGTGCGCGGTGCGGTGGTGCTGTCAGGGTATGAGCATGACATATATCATAAACTGGACGAGGCAGGCTGGGTGCGCACGGAATTTAAGGTTGTGTCAGTCACGCCAAACGCCGCGTCAACCACAAACGGCAGGCCGCCGCGAACTGATATCGTGTGGCAAAATCCAGCGGCGATTGCGCGATTGCGCGCAGAAAGTAGGTAATATGTTCTATATCTACGACAAAAAATCAGCGAAGCTAACTGTCACTGAGTTACCTGAGTCGGCCTGGGTGACGATTGGCGGCGTGGATGAGGGCAGCGCGGCGCAATTGGCGGCACGGGTGGCGGTGCTACATCGCGCGGTCGAGCTGCGGGTGCAAGCCACAGCGACTATCCCGTTCGCACTGACCCGCGGCGGCCAGGACGTTGAGACATCCTCAGATTGGCGCGGAGCAGGCGGGCTGATGACTGAGCCCGTGCGGTTTTTGGCGCTGTGGGCGGAATCGTTACTGCTGTATGGCGCGGCATACGCAGTTATCGCACCAAACGCGTATGGCGTCAAAAAGCTGGTCTATTGTCACCCGTCCACCATCCGCGTGCAGTACACAGACGCTGGCCAGGTAGCGGGGTTTGAGCGGCGCACTGTCTCGCCGACCGGAGCGGCGCGTATAGAGACGATACCGCCCGAGGCTATGGCCTGGTGCTGGTGGACAGATGCGAGCGTTGAGATTGGCCCGTCGCAGCACACACCCGTGACCGCCGCCCTGCGCGCCGCGGGTGTGCGCGCTGGGATGCAGGCGTTTTTGGATGCGTATTTTCAGCGCGGCGCCGTGCGCTCCACGCTCATCACCGTGCCAACCGTCACGCCAGAGCCGGAGCGGCGGCGCTTGCAGGCGTGGTGGGATGAGTTCATCTCCGGCGTGCGCAACGCCTTCCGCGGGCGGGTGTTTTCGGCGGATGTCAAACCCGTCACGATCGGCGACGGGATGGAAGCGCTTGGGCAGTCGGCGCTGGACACGGCGACACGGGATGAGATTCTGGCGGCGATGGGGGTGCCCGCGTCTTTGGTCTACGCCAACGCCGCTAACTACGCCACCGCTCAGCAGGACGCGAAAAATTTGCTGCTCTACGCCGCAATTCCTGATGCCGAGCGCATCGCCGAGGCGCTCAACGCAACGCTGTTTGACCGAATGGGACTGCACTTTGAGTTTCGGCCCGAGTCACTGGAGGTGATGCAGCAAGAAGAGCAAGACCGCTCGGCAGCACTGCTTAATTACGTCAATGCAGGAATTTTGCCGTCCATTGCCGCGCAAATCCTCGGCATCGAGCTGCCGCCCGGCATGGAATACAGCGCGCTAGACCCCGCGCCAGACACGACACCAGAGCAACGCCCCGCCCCAGCGCCAGACGAGCGGGCTGTTATGGAGCTCGGCCAGTGGGAGCGGAAGGCGCTCAACGCCATCGCCCGTGGCAAGCCCGCGCTTGTGTCGTTCGATGCGGTTTTCCTAGGCGAGGAAACGACCGCTGCCATTACCCGCTCCCTAGCTGGATGCGCAACAGCTGAGCACGTGCGCGCCGTTTTCGCTGGTGCACGTGATGCACTAGCACCGGCGCCGCGCGACGAGGTCACGCAGCTACTGGAGGCGTTGCGATGAGCGTAACTCAGCGGCAGGTGTCGGCGCTACGGGCTATCGTGCGTGACCGGCGCGAGCCGGGGCGGCGCGAAAAATTGCGTCTGGAGCTGCGTATGGCGTCAGTTATACGAGCGCTGTTTGCTGCCCAGCGCGAGCGCGTCCGTGCCTGGGCGCAGACACTGAAATCCATCCCCGACCTGCCGCCTGGCGCACTAGACGTGGACGAGGCGGAATTGCTGCTGGTGCTCATCGAGGGATTGACGGGCGGCATTGCTCTGACGGCGGAACAGGTGCGACTGGATGCAGACTGGACGAGAGCCAACACCCGTGCCGTGCGATGGGCGCGCGGGTATGTTGGCGAACTCATCCGCAACATCAACGATACGACACGCGGCGTAGTTCGGCAGGCTGTTGCAACATACATCGAGACACAGGGCATGACACTAGACGACCTGATGCGTCTACTGCCGTTTGACGCGGAACGAGCGCTCAAAATTGCTGTGACCGAGACGACGCGGGCATTTGCCCACGGCCAAGCCGAGGCGCGAGCTGAGTTACGAGAGCAGTTCCCTGACGTTGCCGTCGAGACAGTCTGGCACACCAACAACGATGACCTCGTCTGCGACATTTGCGGCCCGCTCGACGGGCAGACTGTTGACGACTACACCCTTCCGCCCGCTCACCCAAACTGCCGCTGCTGGATTACGGTTAACACACGAGTTGAGCGGGAGCGGTCATGACACTACACATAGACCTGACTGAGTTTGAGCGATACCGCGAGCGGCTGGAGCGACTGGGCAGCGAGTATCAGCAGACGCTGGCCGCCGCCGGCCGTGAGGCAGCGCAGGACATCCTCAACCAGCAGGGCATCCAGTCCTACCCTCCGGCAACAGACGCCAACCGGCCAGGGCGCACGGTCACGGTTGAGTTCGGCAGCGGGCGGATTGTCACGTTTCGGCGGGCGTACTACATCCGCGGACGGGGTCTCATGCTGCCGCGGCGTGGTGGGCGCTGGGAGCTGCAGCCGACATCGGAGACATACGGCAAACGCTGGACGGTGACGACAGACGGATACACAACACGGGTCAGCAACAATGCTAGTTACGCCCCATATTTGGGGGGTGATGAGCAACCGGCATGGATGGGTGCTATCGGGTGGCGCAAGCTCACGGACGTTGCTAGGGAGCGCTCAGAGGCCATCAGGAGGGTTTTTGAGGCCTGGATTCGGCGACTTATCGATAAAAATGGCCTTTAGCCCAAAATAGCCCGAAATTCGGCTTCCTACAATGCGTTCTAAGGCCTCTAGGATGCCCTACAATCGGCGATGTTTTTCAGCCATATAGTAAGACCCCCTATTTTTGCCGATTTTGCAAAATCCGACCCCCACCCATGGGGGGTGGGCGGCATATATTGGGTGCGTACCCCCAGGGGTGGGTGGCTAAAATCGCGAAAATGTCTAGGGATTTGTGCGGAATTTCTCAACACAAGCCATCCTAGGGCCTTGCGTTTCGCGCAAAATCGTGCTACACTATGCGTGCCACAGGGCGGATGCCAGAGGCCAGACAGGCGGCAGACTTAACCCACTAGTCTGCCGCCTATTTAATTTTCGGAGGTGACGATGAGCGAAACGAAGGCGGGAAACCGAAACAATTCAGAGGACAGGCAGCGCATCCGGCGCGTGCGGCAGCTGGCGCGAGAGATTGACGCGCTGACGCTGGAGCTGGAGCCCACCGACAGTGACGAGCCCACGCCAGCGCCGGAGGTCATCGTTATCGCCGCGCCGGTCAAAGCCGTGCCAACCGAGGACGGCCAAGGCCTGGCGGTGAGCGGGTATCTTGTGCGCTACAGCAGCGCCGACGACCCCGACCTGACCGGCGACTACTTCGCGCCCGACACCGACTTTGGCGATGCGCAGACAGTGCCGGTGTATTTTAATCATCGGCAACCCGTGACTGACGGCAAAACAGCTGTGTCGTACCGCTCGCGCATCGGGACAGCGACTGTCACGCGAGATGAGACGGGCCTGTTTGCTGAGGTTGTGCTGCGCGCCCGCAACGCGTATGAGCGCGCAATCGCTCGCCTGGCGGAGATGGGCGCGTTGTCCTGGTCGTCTGGGAGCGCTGGGCATCTGGTTGACCGAGAGCCGGATGGCAAATCGCATCGCATTGTGTCGTGGCCGATAGTGGAGGCGTCTCTGACCCCCACCCCTGCCGAGCCGCGCAATATCGTAACAGCTGCCAAATCGCTGATGGATGCTCTAGAGACCGCGGGCGCGGTGGAGCAGGCATCAGAGACGGGCGGCGAGCAATCGCAATCTGTTATCGAGGAGGAATCCAAAATGGAAATTGAGCAACTGACCGAGCAGGTCAAAACTCTATCTGAGCAGGTGCGCACGCTGACCGAGACCGTGCAGCGCGCACCGGCATCTGTATCTGTGACGCGAGATGAGGGAGACCAGCCCTGGGCGTCGGATGGTGAGTTTTTCAAGGCGGTTCGAACCGCCGCGCTGACTGGACGGGTTGACCCGCGTCTTGCGGCAAAAGCCAGCGGTGCAAACGAGACCGTCCCGTCTGAGGGCGGGTTCCTGCTGCCGCCCAACGCGCTCAGCGCCATTGCCGAGCGCATGTACGGACAGGGTGCTATCCTGTCGCGCGTGTCGCGAGATGTCGTAAGCGGCAATGGCATGGACTACTGGGGCGTGGACGAGACCAGCCGCGCCAACGGGTCGCGCTGGGGCGGCGTACTGGGCTACTGGTTGCCGAGGGCAGCACCATCACC